ATTACCACCTGTGGGGTGAACTGGTACTACCGGCGGAAAGAACGCGAGGATCGGCTCAATGGCTATGACACCAAAACTGAGGAATAGCGTTATCGCTGCCGTCGGCGGTGGCGCCATAGCCATTGCTTCTGCGCTCATCACTGGCCCAACCGGTAACGATGGTCTTGAAGGTTTGCGGTACGATCCCTATCAGGATGTGGTAGGCGTCTGGACTGTCTGCTACGGCCATACTGGCAAAGACATCATGCTCGGCAAGAAGTACACCGAGGCTGAATGCCGCGCGCTTCTCAGTAAAGACCTGAACACCGTCGCCCGCCAGATTAACCCTTACATCCAGAAGCCGATCCCCGAAACAATGCGTGGGGCGCTTTACTCATTCGCGTATAACGTTGGCGCTGGCAACTTCCAGACCTCCACGCTGCTGCGCAAAATCAACCAGGGCGACCAGAAAGGTGCATGCGACCAGCTGCGCCGCTGGACTTACGCCAAGGGTAAACAGTGGAAAGGTCTGGTAACTCGCCGCGAGATTGAGCGCGAAGTTTGTCTTTGGGGGCAGAAATGAGCCGATTAGCAGCCATTATCAGCGCTGTTGTGATCTGCCTGATAGTCAGCCTCGGCTGGCTGGCCAGTCATTACCACGACAACGCGACCGAGTTCAAAAGGCAGCGTGACGAGAAGGTTAAAGCGCTAAACCTTGCGAACGAGACCATCACCGACATGACAACTCGGCAGCGCGATGTTGCAGCGCTCGATGCCAAATACACGAAGGAGTTAGCCGATGCAAAAGCTGAAAATGATGCTCTGCAGCGCAAGCTTGATAATGGTGGTCGGGTGCTCGTCAAAGGCAAGTGTCCAGTGTCAGCCACACCCCAAACCGCCGGCGCCGCCAGCATGGGCGATGATGCCACCGTCGAACTCTCTGCAGTTGCTGGACGAAACGTTCTCGGTATCCGATCCGGAATCGTCAGCGACCAAACAGCCCTGAGGGCGCTGCAGGAATACATCACCACGCAGTGCCTGAAGTAAGGCATTACAGAGCCACTTCCAGAGGTGGCTCGATAATGTCACAACGAGGTAAGCCATATGCGCACCACTGGAATCCTAATGGCGGAAATTACGCTTCGCCCATACATGAAGCCGCTGCTCATCCTTTCAGTGCTTTTGCGCTGGGGCTGGCTCACTAAGAAGTGTATCCGGGTTGGCCCTGTAATTGAGAAGAAGGCGTGATTATAAAGTTCTGCAAATGGTGCATTAAAAGCGCCATTGACAGAGTTTTATGTAAGTTTGTTGATGACTCGGTGTCGAAATTACCGAGCAAGTATCTTCGGTGGCCAGAGGATTGTTCTGCATGACTGAAAATGAAAATCGCAGACCATTCCCTCCCGTCAACTTCACTGGCGAAAACTGGCTGCCTTATACCCGGCTGATCCCTGCCACCGAAATCGGCGAATGGGTAAATCAGAACATCCTCTCCGAAGAGGGCCAAATCCATAACCCTGACCATACGCACTTGGTCGACGCTGATGTCGCGTTCATGTGGGCTTCTGGCTCATTCGCCAAAAGCGGGCGCATTGTGCTGGGCCAGTGTGAGCAGGTAATGATGCGAGCAGGAGGTTGGCAGAAGTCCCGCATGGAACAGCAGATGCATGAATGGTTCGGTCATATACCGAAGTTCATCATCACCCTGGCTGCTGACCACTGCGAGCAATGTAACGATCTGGAGTTCTGCGCACTGGTTGAGCATGAGCTTTACCACATCGCCCAGGCTACCGATGACTATGGCGCGCCGAAGTTCAACAAAGAGACCGGAATGCCGGTGCTCAAACTTCGCGGCCATGACGTCGAGGAATTCGTCGGAGTGGTCCGGCGTTACGGCGCCAGCAAAGACGTGCAGGAAATGGTGGATGCGGCTAACAGGCCGGCGGAGGTTGCTCATATCGATGTTGCCAGAGCTTGCGGGACATGCATGCTGAAGCTGGCGTGATTTTATACTGCTTTATACGGACGGTGGGTTATGGCTGCACTAAAACCAGAAGTGAGAGCCTTTATCGTTCAAGAGCTCGCTTGCTTTGATACGCCATCCCAAATCGTCGAGTCTGTACAAAAAGAGTTCAAGGTTCAGGTGACGCGCCAGCAGGTGGCATCTCATGACCCGACAAAGGTGGCAGGGAATGGTTTGGCTCAAAAATGGGTCGACCTCTTCAACCGCACCCGAGACCGCTTCCTCAACGAAATATCCGACATCCCGATCGCCAACAAGGCCTATCGCCTGCGCGTCCTGCAGCGAATGTCTACGACTGCCGAAGGTATGAAAAACCTCGGCATGACAGCTCAGTTACTGGAGCAGGCGGCAAAAGAGGTTGGCGATGCCTACAGCAACAAGCAAAAGGTCGAGCTGACCGGTAAAGACGGCGGCCCGCTGAATCAGGTGACGTACACCGCTGAAGACTATGCGAAGGCCCAGCAGAAGCTGGAGGGAAGGTTAGAAGGGCTGGACTGATATGAGCGGAATTATCGAATGGGATGACCTGTCATTCCCGGAGCGCGTGATCATCCGTTCAAAGTCTACGAAGTCATTCCTGAACTTCACCCGGATATGGTTCGAGCTGATTCAGGGCGATCGGCTGCTGGTTAACTGGCATCACCGCCTGATGGCTTCGAAAATTGATGATCTGCTTGCCGGGCGCCTTGTCCCGCGAAACCTGATTATCAACATCCCGCCCGGCGGTACAAAAACAGAGTTCTTCTCCATCCACTTCCCGGCGTATGTCAACGCCCTGGTGCAGGAGAAGCGGCTTAAACGCTTTCGCAACCTGAATATCTCTTTTGCTGACACGCTGGTAAAGCGTAACAGCCGGCGCACCCGCGACATTATCGCCAGCCGCGAATATCAGGAGTTCTGGCCCTGCTCGTTTGGTGTCAACCAGGCGGAAGAGTGGGAGATAAAGGACGAGCGAGGGCGCTCTATAGGCCAGACGGTATCGCGCTCAAGCAACGGGCAGATCACCGGTGGTCGTGGTGGATACTACGGGCCAGAGTTCTCCGGCATGGTGATGCTGGACGACTACAACAAGCCGGTGGACATGCTCAGCGAGTCCCGACGCAAAAGCGCAAATACGCTGCTGGTAAACACCATTCGCTCACGCCGCGGCGATAAGTCGAAAGAGCACCCGACGCCATTTGTAAGCATTCAGCAGCGTCTGCACACCGACGATGCAACGGGCTTCATGCTTGCCGGCGGGATGGGCGTGCCGTTTCACCATGTCGCCATACCGGCCATGATCGACGAGAAGTACATCCAGTCGCTCGATGAGCCATGGCGTTCGCTTTGCTGGGAAACGGTCAAAGATACCGATTCTGTGGTCGTTGGTGGCGTTCGCTACTGGTCATACTGGCCGCAGATGGAAGACGTTAACGACCTCCTGCAGCTGTGGGAAAAGGATCGCTATACCTTCCTGTCGCAATACCAGCAAAACCCGATGGCGCTGACTGGCGGGATCATCGACACCAGCTGGTTCAGAACGTACACCACCCTGCCGAAGCTTACGCACCGCGCCGTGTATGTCGATACGAACAGCGGGAAGGTAGAGGACTGGCTGGATTACACCGGGTTTACGCTGGCTGGCATGGGCGTGGACGGGAATCGGTACATCATCGACGTCGTTCGCGGCCGGTGGGACCCGGAAGACCTCCTGAAGAAAGCAGAAGAGGTTTGGGAAAAGTGGCGCCTGTCTGGCTCCATGCGGGTTATGCCGCTGCGTCATATGGCCATTGAAGAGAAGCAGGCCGGGCAGGGCCTTATCACCACCCTGAAAAAACGTAGCCAGACTCCCGGACAGCTCGCCATCCCGGTGAGGGAAATCCCGCGCGGCACCGGGCAGAACAAGCTCGTTCGCTGCCTTAACGTCATCCCCCAAATCAAAACCGGGAAAGTGTTTGTCCCCGCCACGCACACCGACGACGGACAGAAGCTTTCCAGCATCTTCTACGAGGACGGCACGATCGCAGGCTCAACGGAGTGGGTTCTGACGGCGATGACGGAATGCGCTGCTTTCTCCGCTGATGACAGTCACGACAACGACGACATCCTCGATACCTGGATGGACGCAATCGACGACAACCTGATTTCCGGCCCGCAGCCGATGGTTATCGACCCGAATCAACTCAGGAGAATTTAAGTGTGGTGGTTTAAAAAGAAAGAAGTCGCCGCGCCTGAGCCGGCAAAAGAACCTGAAGCAGCGAAGGTCGGGATCAGGCCCGAGGCCGTGGCCGAAGTTCGCGCATTACCGAAAAGAGAGTTTCAGCGCTACGAGCCGCCGAAAGGGGTGATCCCCGAGGCTATCAAAAGCGCCATTCTGGCAATGGACTCCACGCCTTACGATGATCTCAATGCTGCATATGGCGGTTACGGCTATGGCGACTTTAATAGCTTTCCCGGATACCCGTATCTGGCCACGCTGGCGCAGAAGCCTGAATATCGCAAGATGGTAGGCACCATCGCGGAGGAAATGACCCGCAAATGGATAAAGCTCAAAACTGTCGGCAATGAAGACAAGGCGGATCGGGTAAAACAGCTCGAAGAGGCCATGAAGCGGTTTAAGGTGCGCGAGCGCTTTAAAGAAGCCGCAGAACATGACGGCTACTTTGGCGGTGGCCAAATTTACATCGACGTTCGTTCGCCGCGGGGAATCTCCGCATGGATGGACGACAACGAGCTGCAATCGAAGCTCTTCATGAGCGACAAGAAGATCACGAAAGGCAGCCTGCAGGGGTTCAGGGTCATCGAGCCTATATGGACCTATCCGGGGATTTATAACTCCGACAATCCGCTGAGTCCGGATTTCTACAAGCCGACGCAGTGGTTTGTCATGGGCCGGACCGTACATGCAAGCCGGATGATTGATTTCGTCTCGCGGCAGGTCCCTGATCTGCTGAAAGCATCGTATAACTTCCGCGGCCTGTCTCTTTCACAGATCACCGAGCCTTACGTGAATAACTGGCTCCGCACCCGCGACAGCGTCAGCGACATGATTCACTCCTACTCGATACCGGTTTTCGGTACGGATATGAGCCAGATCCTGACAGGTGGTGCAGCAGATACGCTGATTGCCCGCCTGCAGGTTATGAATCAGTGTCGTGATAACCGCGGGGCGTTCGCTGTCAATAATGATAAGGAAAAGCCGGAGACCGTGGAGTTCGTCAGCGCCCCTATCGCCGGCCTTGATGCCCTGCAGGCCCAATCGCAGGAGCACATGTCAGCAGTATCGAGCATCCCGCTCGTCAAACTGCTGGGCATTACTCCAAATGGCCTTAACGCAACGTCTGACGGCGAAATCCGCGTTTTCTACGACTACATTCACGCCCTGCAGCAGTCTGTTTTTAAAGACAACCTGAAGCGCGTGATGGACATCATTCAGCTCTCTGAGTTCGGCGACATTGACGATGGCATAACCTTCGACTTTGAGCCGCTGTACGAAATGAGCGCTAAAGAGCGGGCGGAAATTCGCAAAGTAGACGCTGACACGGACGCTGTCTATGTGGCCGCCAGCGTGCTCTCTGGCAACGAAGTCCGCGAAAAAATCGCCGGTGACCCGGACTCGCCCTATCACTCTCTGGACCTGAATGATGACCTCGAAATCGAAGACGACTACGACGAAGAGGAAGAAACAGACCCTGACGATAAGGGCGGTTCATCCTAACGCTGGCGTCGAAGCATGGTACCGCCGACAGCTTGATAAGCAGGTGCAGGAAATGCAGGCATCTGTTGTCTACTGGCTGTCGGCAAACTATCGGGCCAGCGGCGCGGCTGTCGCCATGGATGCATCACCTGCAGTGATGATGCGTAATGCCATGCAGAAACTGGCTAAGCGCTGGACGCGGCGGTTTGATGACATGGCGCAAAAGCTGGCCGACAGGTTCGCTAACGACGCCATGAAAAACGCCGATGCTTCACTGGCCAGAGCCTTCAAAGATGCGGGGTTTACTGTCGAGTTCAAGATGACCTCGCAGATGAATAACGCTCTTCAGGCGACCATCGCCGAGAATGTCGGCCTTATCCGATCCATCCCCGAAAAGTATTTCACCGAGGTGGAAGGGCTGGTTATGCGGTCGGTAGCGCGTGGGCGCGACATGTCCTATCTCACCGATGAACTCCAGAAGCGATACGGGATTACCCGGCGGCGTGCGGCGTTCATTGCCCGAGATCAGAACAACAAGGCTACCTCAGTCGTTCAGTCCGCTCGACAGCAGGCGCTAGGCATTACCCAGGGTATATGGAAGCACTCCCATGCTGGCAAAGAGCCGCGACCATCCCACGTTAAAGCTGATGGAAAGGTGTTTGAGCTAAGCAAGGGAATGTATCTGGATGGTAAATGGGTGATGCCTGGAGAGGAAATCAATTGCCGTTGCACCTGGTCACCAGTAATACCAGGCCTATCGTAAATAATCAAAATCAATCAAGGTCGCTAAGGCGGCCTTTTTTATTGCCATAAGCGGGGAAGTCTATGGACGAACTCGAATCCTACTCGCTAGCCGAGGATGAGGATAAGTGGATAACCATAAATGGTTCCCACGTCAAAATTGATGAAAATGGAGATGTTGTTGCTGGCGCTGAAGGGAAGATTAATAGTAATAAAAATGAAAAGAAATCAGCCGGGGAAAAACTATCAGCCAATGAAAAGTCAGCCATTTCCAGTTACTCAGGTGACAATTTCTTAAAAATAAACTCAGATCTTCGTAAAGGTAAAGATGAAGACCCTGATGTGGCACGCATTGACTCCGCCATTGGCAAGGGAGGTTTAGAAGGTGGAACGCTTTACCGAGGAATGAGCAGGGAGGACGCAAAAAAACTGTTCCCAGGCGGAGATATTAAAAAAGGAATGGTTGTTTCAGACCCTGCTTTTCTTTCCACATCTAAAGAAAAAAAGATCGCCGGTATGTTCAGCATCGGCGGTGTAATGCTCCAAATAGAAACAAATAAAGGTGACAAGGGGCTAGATGTTACTGGTCTTTCCAGCAACAAGCATGAAGATGAAACATTACTTCCACGCAATGCAAAAATGGAAGTGATTGGAGTGCATCCCCCAAAATCACCGGGGCAGCCGGTGACAATAAAGGTCAGATACATAAGCGAGGAAAAGAGACCCGCAATGGACGGGATTACGGAAAGCCTGGCATTTGACCGCGCCTCTGTGCGCACTATCGACGCAAATGGCCGCCTTCAGATTTCACGAACGAATATCAGCAAGCCAAACGTCAACGCCTACTACGGACGAGAGATACCAAGAAGCGAAGAACTTGGGCTCGAACCCAACAAGCTTTACCGGCTTTGGCGCCACCCGGACGAGCTCCGGAAAGCAGCCAAAACCTTCAATAACATCCCCGTGCTCAGCAAGCACATCCCCGATTTTCCCACCGACCCGCCAAATGAATTTCGTGTTGGCGTGACGCACTCCAATGCGGAGTTTGACGGCACGTATCTCACGGTTGGTATGTCGATCTGGGATAACAGCGCGATTGCTGGAATTGAGAGCGGAGAGCAGCGAGAGCTATCTGCATCGTACAAGTACGTCGCAGACATGACCCCGGGTGTTACCCCTGACGGCGAGCCTTATGACGGCGTTATGCGTGACATTTTCGGAAACCACGAAGCGCTGGTCCCTGACGGCCGCGCAGGGCCAGATGTACTGGTCGCAGATTCATTACCACCGGAGCTTAATCACATGCGTAAACATAAGGTAGCGGCGATCCGCGCCACCCTTAAGCCACTTCTGGCGCAGGATGCTGATCTGGAGGCAGAAGTCCGCAAAGCTCTTCTGGCTCTTGATGAAGCCGAAAAGGAAGACGAAAAAGAAAACAAACCCGCCGACGACGAAGACGACGACGAGAAGGATAAGAAAAAAACGGCGGACGATGAGGACGACGAAGAAGACAAGGACAAGAAGAAAACCGCCGAAGATGAAGACGATGAAGAAGACGACAAAGTCTCCAAAACGGCGATGGACTCTGCGATTCGTCTGGCGGCCGACAGCGCAACTAAAAAGGCTGCGGAAAACTTCCGGAAAATCCGTGAAGCAGAGCAGGTTGTCCGCCCGCTGATCGGCGACGTCGTTGCCATGGACTCAGCCGAAGATGTCTATCGCACCGCGCTTGAACAGAGCGGTGTGGATATCGCCGGCGTTCACCCTTCCGCCTATCCGGCGATGGTCAAAATGGCGATCAGCCAGAAAGAAAATTCACGCCCTGTCATTGCGCAGGATTCCGCTTCCGTCAGTGAGTTCGAAAAAGCATTCCCGACCGCTGGCAAACTGAAACGAGGTTAACATGGCAGGTTTTCAGACACGAATTAACCAGTATCCGGCCCCCGGCGTCGAAGGGGCCTTTGCTGGCACCAACCCTCACGCGACCTATCAGGCTGGCGAGGGCGCTCTGGTTGCTGGCGAGGATGGCCTGACTGTCGGCCGCTTCGCCTGGGACGTTGACGGTGTGGCTTCCAATGCCGGTAGCGGTGTTCCGTCTGGCTTTGTCCATCGTGATGGTCAGGCCTCGATCACCGTTTGGCTGGGTCAGGCATCCATGCTTATCCAGCCCGGCCGCGAAATCACCCTGATGGTTGCCGGTGACTTCTGGGCCAAAACGTCAACCGCTGCCACCCGCGGGCAGAAGGTTTTTGCATCCCTGACCACCGGTGAGGTGCAAGTCGCCGCAGCCGGCGCAACCGTGGCCGGTTTTATCGAGACCGCATTCTATGCCGCAAGCGATTGTGACGCTGGCGAGCTGGTCAAAATCAGCACCTGGAGCAAGTAATGAACGAATTTCAGCGACACTACGCCGCAGCCAGCGGGAAATATGGCATTGTGCTGCCCGGCGCGAAGGACTACCTGAAGCCGGAGTTTGCGGAGAATTTCGCGCTGGCGATGGATGCCCAGCCGCAAATGGTTACTGCGAATAACGCCGGTATCCCGGCCTACTTCACTAACTACGTCGATCCGGAACTTATTCGCGTTCTCGTAACGCCGATGAAGGCCGCCGAGATTATCGGTGAAGTGAAAAAAGGCGACTGGACGACGCTGACCTCGCAGTTCCCGATCGTCGAGTCGACTGGTGAAACCAGCGCTTACGGCGACTTCAACAACAACGGCATGACGTCCGCCAACGTCAACTGGGTACCGCGCCAGTCGTTCCATTATCAGACTCACACCCGCTGGGGTGAGCGCGAGCTGGACATGTACGGCGCCGGGCGTATCGGCTATGCCGCCGAGCTTAACGTGGCCTCTGCGCTTGTGCTGAACAAATTCCAGAACAAGTCCTACTTCTACGGCATCGCCGGGCTGGAAAACTACGGCCTGCTCAACGATCCGTCTTTGAGCGCTCCGGTGACGCCGGCGGCGACTGGTTCCGGCGGTGGCGTTACCTGGGCAACTAAAGACGGGCAAGCTGTATATGACGACATCTCCGGCCGTCTCTATAAGCAGCTGGTCTCTCAGACCAAAGGCCTCGTAGAGCGCACCGATCGCATGGTGCTCGGCATGTCGCCGGAAATGGAAGTCAACCTGACCAAGACGAACCAGTACAACGTGAACGTCACCGATCAGCTGAAGAAAAACTTCCCGAACATGCGTATCGAAACCGCTGTTGAATACAGCACCGACGCAGGCGAGCTTGTGCAGCTGATTGTTGAGCGTCTGGGTGAGCAGGACACCGCTTACGCAGCGTTCACCGAGAAGATGCGCGCCCACGCTGTCGTGGTGGAAGAGTCTTCCTGGCGGCAGAAAAAATCCGGTGGCACCTGGGGTGCAATCATTCGTCAACCGCTGGGCATTGCCAGCATGATCGGGGTGTAACATGGCCGAAACAGTAACTGTAGGATGCAAACTGCCGAACGGCCTGATCCTGGAGCAGGGCGGGTACAAAGTGGAGCTTAACGGCTCCAACTCCTCTCTCGTTTTCGGCGGCTACGGCCTGACCGAAAACGTGGACAAGGAAGCCTTTGAGGCGTGGCTGGCAGTACATGCTGATCAGCCCTACGTTCGCAAAGAGCTGGTGTTTGCCCAGGCGAAAACCAGCAGCGCCCAGGCGAAAGCGAATGAAAACGCTTCGGAGAAAACCGGTCTGGAAGGTCTGGATCAGAACAACCCGGCCCCGGGCATTGAGAAGGCGGACAAAAAATAATGGCGATCGTTGGCTTTGATGTAGCCGCATTTCATGAGCGTTATCCGGAGTTCGATGCCGTAAGTGAAACGCTGCTTAATGCGTACTTCACGGAGGCAACGATTTACCTTGATAACACGGACCGCAGCCTGGTTGCGGATGTTGCTGTCCGTGCCGTCTTCTTAAATATGCTGGTTGCTCACATCGCGGCTTTGAATTCAGGCGTAAACGGCGAGAAGGCGTCTGGTCTGGTAGGTCGGGTGGCAAGCGCATCAGAGGGGTCTGTATCGGTTTCGACTGATGCGGGTCCTTCCAGTGCGTCATCGTGGTGGTATCTCCAGACGCCATACGGCGCTGCTTACTGGCAAGCTACGGCCCCTTATCGCACAGTGCGATATGTCCCTGGCTCATCCCCTTCAATGTACCCGGGCCATTATAACCGTCGTTCATTCATCCGGAGGTAGCTATGGATGGAATGTCAGGCGGCGATAAGCTGATGGAACACCTGCAGTCTATCGCAAAGGGGCTGTCCTCTGGCGATGATTTGAAGGTGGGTTTCCTTGAGGGGGCTAAGTACCCAGACGGGACGCCAGTAGCACTTGTGGCAGCCACTAACGAATTTGGCGGCACTGTAAAAATCCCGGCGCATACCCGGGATTTGAACTTTTACGTTCGCCGTGACGGCGTTTCGC